CATCTGCAGACTACCTGATGGTAATGCGCGGTTCCACAGATTTTAGGGTGGCATTCTTGGGGAGTTTTCGGTACCACTCTGCCATGTTATCACAGTGAAGACCGTCAACCAATATCTTGGCAACGACGTCGGAATGACAAGGCAAGCGCGTGGGCGGCTTACCGATGTAGTTTGCCGCGAAATCTAACTGGTCTTGCGTGAGTAAGCCAGCGAAGTCAATTCTCGCTGTCCACCCTCCTCTCAATATCCGGTTCTCCATGTCAAGCTGCAACGGAATCGGCAGACCAAAACGCTCAGCTATCAGAGCACGTGCCGGGTGCCCCGGTGATAGCTGCAACGAACCAACCCTGGTCCACGGTTTAGCGTCACAAGTAGACAGTAGGTTTTGCTCGAACCAAGAAAGACTCTGGACAAAGTCTTTATGGTCCTTGCCTCTAGTGAGATCGCAGATGTGCTTACACAGCACGCCTACGACTGGAGTATCACTAAAGCAGGTGAGGTAACTCATAGCGCGGGCGCGTAACAGACCTAGCTGCACGCCTTCCCTTGCATTGATGTACTTTTTGTCGAGAAATGATATTTTGCACAAGATCTTCAATGGATCTGTGACAACATTATCACACTCTGGGGAGCACACAATGCCGCAGAAGCTGGCATCACCGTAAAAGCCCACTCTGTCGAACTTCAACTTCAACCCGAGCTCAGCAGCCATATCCTCCGACTGCCCCACGTCCTCGAAGATGCCGTCGTCGCCCTCAAAGAGAGCGCGAACTTCGAAAACCTTCGTAGCGAGAACATCTGGCGGTAATTCGGGGTATTTCGCTTTGAGCGTCAGAAATGAAACTATATTGAAATTAAGAAAACCATTACCCGAGGAAGTCCACATGGAGCCTGACATCAGCCGGCCAAGGATCTTGACTGACAGGTGCTTGAAGACGATGTCATTGATTCCGGTGACCATGAAACTAATCAATCTCTTGGTCGCGGCGTCAGCGACGTCCCTGCACATATACTGTAGCCAATCATTCACAATTTCTGCGAAGAAACTATGATGATGTGCCTCGAACGACGTGAAGTCTGTCTCGCAAACTGGATTCGGCCCGAATAGCTCCTTGAGTTTTTCAGGCCAGTCCCTTGGGTTTGTCCCCTTCACAAAAAACGGTAAACTAAATGTTTTTCTGTCAATGGATGCTATGAGGGCGCCAAGGAAAGCCTTGGTGATATCATCAGGGCTGTTGATGGCGCGCGCAGCTTTCGCTTTGGCATAACACTCATTTTTAATGAAGGATTTTACTCGGGTCGCCATGACGGTCAGAGCGTCACCATTGAGTCGCAGTCTGCGCAATTGTTCCTTCCTCCTTTCGGAGTAGGGAGCTCCTGCCAGCCACTCCTCATTGGTCAACAGCTCGTCGGGCGTCAAGGGGTCCAAAACAAATTTCAAAAGATTTCTAGCAAAAATAACAAACTCATCTTTTATTTGTGTTTTTGGTTTTGGCATCTCACATCCAAATCTATGGATGGAGGCTGTGACCTGATTCGCCGCACTCTGGGTATCAGGCCACAAAAAAGAAGCATCCAAACTAGAAGATAAATCTACTATACAAAACTTTCCTATGAATGCTACTGGATCACGCCTCTCATTCTTGACTCGTGGCATAATAACTAGTCCCTTGTCTGGTGAATTGAGTTCAACTGGGTAGTCTCCCTCAACGTAACCATAGACAGGCCGGGGCGCACTCCCAGCCGATTCTAGTTTAAATGCATGTTTCTCAGTGAGTGGGTGTGATTGTCTTTTGCCCATCTTGCCACATAATACCATCTCGCCGCATTCTGAGTCAGCGGAGGTTCATTGTTGTAGACACGGCGGGCACGATCAAATGAATTCAAACTTGATACGACACTGTCGGAGACGAGCCTAAGGGGAATGTAACTTCCTTTCAAGCAATCAAATTGAATGCGGTCATTTGACGATAAATGGTTGTGGAATCGGTGGCGCCGGACATCATAATCCCACGTGTCCACGCGGATCACGGCAGACATTGCTCCACCCATCAATTTGGCGGATCGCTCATGGGGAATGCGGATGTCGTGCTCATCCTCGGGATCGATGGCATTGCGGATTGAAATCTTGACGAATTGACATCCCTCAGGAACGTGCGGCACGTCGAGATCGACCATGAAGAGTCGGGGCATCTCAAGATTCTTGAGTTTCTCCACATGATGGTTGCGTCTTAAGCGGTGCATGATGTTGAGCGGATTAAACCACTGGAGCTCATTGATACGCGTGGTGTTCGCTCTCAATCGCATATCATAATCTTGGGCCATATGACGCTGCTTTCTGAGGAGCGGCTCTAGCACCCGTTCCTCCTCGGTCTTGGTGCGGAATTCAACCATAAGATCTGGGAAATCATGCTCGAACGCGTGCCGCAACTGGAATGGCAGATCTTCACTGGAGAAAGGTATGCCGTCCTTGGTGACAAAGAGGCAGTACTGGTGCGACTCAACGATGCGATTCACGCGGATATCATCGTCAATGCCATTGACACGCTTCTCACCAGGTGTGGGCTCAGGTGGTTTGTCGTTGGCGACAGCCATATCCTTTGCGGCATCCATCGCTGCTTTTGCGTCTTGGACGGCGTCGGCAATACCCTGTGCGGCAGTTGCAGCTGCTTCGGCGTCGATCTTCTTCTTGCCTCCACCGCGTCCACCGCCTCGGCCTCCGCGGCCTCGTCCTCCGCGGTGACCCGGCGCGTGTCCACCCACGTCATCACCCTCCGTGATCTCGCCATGGGAACTGGCCAGATCAGATTGGCGTGCCCGTGCGCAGGCACGGTTTTCATCCATGACCACGAGACTGTAAGCAACCGCCACTAGTGCCGATGCGAACACGAGCAGCGCCACAGCGCGCGAGCGATGGTCGTCGGACTCGGTTATGCTGCCGTGCGAGCTCCCAAGTTGCGTTTCTTTGGGACTTTTCTGTGGCGGCAGTCGACCGTGGGAGAATTCTTTGGGACTCTTCTCAGGTACTGGCAACATTTCGTAGTGACTGTATCGGGGCCGGCGGGTGAATCTGAGGCTGTACTCGAGATAAGACATTCTTGTCAACGCGAACCTTCGCACGCCGGTGAGGCGATAAATGATCTGGTTCGTGCTCAACGTGTTCGACTTGTCTTGTCGGCACTTTTGAATGTCTCGTGTGAGGCGTTGACGGAGTAGCATCTGCTGGACGATACCCTTCTTCTCCCAATCTTCAAGTGCTCCGAGGTCATCTCCTTCAGAGATTTCACCGTGTGAACTGGCAATTTGTGATTGCCGCGCACCTCGACGTCCTCCCTTGGATTTGGTCTTGAATCTCTTGTACTCTTTCGTGGCAGACGCTGAGTCCATGAGAACTCTCCCTTCGGACACGAGATCTTTCATCGAAGATCTGTCATTGAACCGCGCTGTGTAAGCGATTTTGTCGACGCCAAACATGTTGGCCATGTCCATCACTCCAGCGATGTCATGAGAATCAGTGTACTTCTGGAGGCGCTGGAACCACGTGCGGAGGTAATTCACGGATTGGTATGACTTGTAGGCGTTGGCATCGCTTCTAAGTGAAATGGGATTCTTGGTGGATTGGAGGATGAGCTCATTCGCAATTGACCTCACCATTGAAGCTCGCCACCCTTTCTTGCGCTTGATGTAGAGCCTTTGCTCTTCGGAGTACGAGGCCTGTCTTGGATTCTCGGCCATGCGGTAGAACTTGGTGGCGGGATCAAATACCACGTTGGAGTTGGCCAAAACAGCCATAATCTCCTGAATATGGGGAATGGTTGCCAATCTGGGGATTTGACGCCGGACGGCGACATGGAGACGTTCATCTCCATTTCGCTGCAGAGACTCAGCGAGTGTGGCAAATGCCTTGCGTGCCATGGGAGTAGTGCGACCGGCGTCAGGGCGGCGCAGGTCATCCAATTCCTCGTGCGAGAATAAGAGCTGGGCTTTTGTTGGCCTCGCCATCCTCGCATCCCGCTGGGAGGGGTTGATGTGGAACTCGGTGGATTTTGGAACATCAACCTTAGCCCAGTAGGGCTGGTCCTTGTCATCCGACGGCTTGGCCTTCCGTTTCTCTTTTGGCTTTACTGCCGTCGGCAGCGAAGCGTAACGGAACACAGGAGCACCGTCGTCACTGGTACGGAACTTGTACACTAAAGTCTCAAACTGAGGCTTGACACGATTGTCCAGCTTGACAACCTTGCCGGTCGTGTCCTCGTGCATGCGAGTGGTTCCGTGCCCAATGCGTTTGGTGAGCTGGGCGAATGCGGCATCACGTCCGTAGCTTGCGATCCAGTGGGACAGCATGCTATTGACTGAGCCATTTTTCGAGGCTGCGTCGAATTGCGACTGGAACAATTTCGAGAGATCCTTCACAAATGTGAAGGTGTAACCATCTATTTGTTCCGGCGGCTTTTCGTTGTACAACACTGCAGCAGAGGACTCATCGGTGATCGTGACTGCTTGCGTTGTTCCGACTTTGTGTCGAAGAAACGCCCATGTCACGTGCGAACCTGCAGCATTATACCATGCGGCTAACATGTGTTCGAGGCTGTTCTCGGTCACCGCACGGTTGAAATCAGTCGTAAAGAGCTTCATTGTAGCTCCAAAGCTTCCGCCATAGAAGCGACTAGCTTCTAAAGCGACCCGGATCTCCTCGATTGAACTTGGAGAACCTGTGGACTGGGTTGTACTCTTGGTTTTGGGGCCAGGAGTTGTTCACCTTTGATCTAGGATTTAGGCCCGGAGGCATAACAC